AGATCCTCGATGATCCGCACGGCGGCCACGCCTTGCGCGCTTTTCTGTGCGGCGGCGGCGGCAGACTGGTACACCACCTGCAGCGATACGCCCGCCATTTCGGGGGGCGGTGGCGGCAACTGGCCCGCGCGCCACAGCAGGCTGAACCGCCGGTCGATCTTGGGGGCCAGGTATTCCTCCTGCACGCGGCCCTGATGCGGTGCCCACAGGCGCTGGCGCTCCTCGGTAATCGCCATCACCTCGGTCGCCGTCATGCCGGTGCGCCCGGCAAAGTTCATCAGCGTGTAGTGGAAGGCATCCTTGATCTCTTCCAGCTTCGCCTGCTTTTCCTGCAGGGTCAGGTTGACCGCGCCGGTGATTTCCAGCGGGCGCAGGCGCGGATTGCCCCGTTCATCCATCGCCCCATACACCACGGACCCGGGCCGGATGCGCCCGTTCAGCGGCCAGTCCTGCTTGTCCGGGGCCAGCAGGGTCGGGTCTGCGGCGCGCTGTGCCGCGCGCACGGTCGACTCATCCATGCGCTGGTGCGTCCGCGCGGCAGGCAGCGCGACAAAGCCGGGTCCGGTGCCATAGACCGATCCCGTGTCCACCTCCCACCTTGGGGCATAGAACGGCATTTCGGCATAGCCGCTTTCGCGCACCAGCGTGCGCTCCACCTCGCAGCTGTAGCGGCTCAGCCATTTCTTGCCGCGCGGGCCCAGCATTCCGGGCCGCCAGTCTTCGTTGCCCCGCACGTGGTGGTAAAAGGTGATCTTCGTCTGGTCGCCCTTTTGCGCAAGCTCTGTGATCTTGGCGGGCAGGGTGCCCGTGGTGCCGAACATCTGCAGGGCGGCGGCAGGTTTCAGCAGGAACTTGCGCACAACCTCGCACACCCTGCCGAACCCGTCGATCTCGAAACACACCTCGGCCAGGCTGATCGTCACGTCCAGGATTTTCCGCTCGGCCTGCACCAGCTCGTCATATTGCGCCCCGTTGCCGAACGCGGCCAGGTCCTGGAACACCTGGGTGGCGGCGCTGTAGAACGGTGACACGGCGGGCGCAAAGCTGGCGAATATCCGCTCTGCAACCGCGTCCAGCCACAGCCTGCCCGGCTGCCAGGCGTTCAGGTCGGGGTCCGGCGTTTTCAGGCCGAACCAGCGGTCGGCCGGATTGGTCAGGGTGCCGTACAGCCCGGCGGCAAAGTTCGCCTGGGCAAAGATCGGCGCGCTGGAAAACGGCTTTTCCAGCTCGCGCGCCGTGTGGTCGGTCAGCCCGAAACCGCCGCGCTGGGGCCGCATCAGGCGGGCGATGCTTTCCCAGTCGCGCTCGTGATCCGCCCGGTCGGTTTTCAGGTCGGTCCAGCGCCGGTCGGCTTCGCTGTAGGCGTCATGGTTCGACTGGATGGGGGCCATGCTGCTCATGCTGCGACACCGCCCATGGTTTTGGTCGCGGGAATGCCCGTTGGCCCGGTCAGCACATTGGCGGCAGGGCCCGCCCGGCGGCGGCGCAGGCGGGCCTCGATGTCGGCCTGGTTCATGGCTTCGACATTGTCATAGCTGGCCACCTGCGGCGGCTTGGCAGCAGCGGCAGCAGTGGCTTCGGCGACAATGGCAGCGGTGTCGGGCATTTTCGGCATTTTCATCTTGCACATGGCGGGGTCCTTTACGGCTGGGGGGGGATGGCAGGGGAAATCCAGGCGAACTGGCGGTAGGTGACGGTGCCGCCGGGGCCAAAGCCTGGCATGTCGGCTTCGTGCGTGAACCCCAGCGTGGTCAGCAGGCGCGCGGCGGTGGGATGACCGGCCCAGCAGCGCGCCTCGATCCGGTGAATGCCCGCGCGGGCACAGAAGGCGGGCATTTCGGCGCGGATCACGGCGGCCAGCAGCGCAAGCTGGCGGCGGAATACCGCGTGGTTGCGCGCCAGCAGGGCGGCTTCGGCCACACCCGCCTGCCCGCTGTTGCACAGGGCCAGCAGGGCAAAGGGCTTTGCCCCCCTGTCAGCCGAGGTATGGATCACCCAGCTGCCCACCCGCGCGGGCTGCACTGCCCGCCAGTCCGCGAACAGCGCCAGATGGGTGGTGGCTGCGCCCCTGACCAGCTCGGCCTCGATCCGGTCACTCGGATCAAGCGATTGCAGCACGGCCATGGCCGCAAGGTCTTCATAGGGGCGCAGGTCGATCATGGTCAGCCGTCCAGCTCGTTTGCCCTGACGCGCGCGGCCATCAGCCAGTTGTTCAGGGCAATGGCCGTCCCGGCGGTGCTTTCGCCCTGCAGGCCGCGCATCCGGAAATAGGTCACGCCGTCGCGTTCCGTCACGGTCAGGCCCTGGTCCCCTTTCAGCCGCTCGATCAGCTCCGGCCGCATCAGACGGTGGTTCTGGTTTTCGATCTCGGCGATCAGCGCGCGCAGCTCGTCCGCCGTGGGCGCGGGACGCCGGGTCTTCGCGGGGGTGCGGGCCTTGCGCTCACGCGGGGCCAGCAGCGGGGCAGGGGCTGCGGCGGCAGGGGGGGGCGTTTTTGTCATCGTGTCAGTCTCCATAGGGGTTGAGGGGGTCGTATCGGGTGGAAAGGCCGTCCGGCTCGTCGGACGGCCGGCCCCGGCCGGGCCGGTCTGCGCCGCGCAGCAGCGTCAGGCGGCTTTCCGGGCTGCTCAGCGGCGATGTGCCATTGGCGCGGTGTTCGGACAGCAGCAGGTATTGCGCGGCGTCCATCACGTTCGCCTCGGTCAGGCTTTTGTCGGGCACCTTGCGCTTGTCGCCATTGGCATCCACCTCGTCTTTCCAGACATAGCGGGCCTCAAAGCCCCGGATCAGGAACTTGCAGGACGGGTCGATCAGCAGGCCGGGGCGGCCCGCGTGGACGAATTCCAGCGGCGCGCGCATCGCCTCCAGGCGCGGCTGCAGCCGGTTGGTGCCGATCTTCTGGGGCCGCACCCGGAACCCCGCCGCCTTGCCCACCAGCCGGTTCCAGGTGGCGTTTTCGTCCGCCGCCTGCGATGCGCCATGCTCACCCGCCATGTCGCCCCAGCCCGCCTCCACGGCCCAGCCGGGAAAGCGCCGGTCCAGCAGGTCGGCCAGCCTTCGCCCGAACTCTGCGGCCATCAGCCGTTCAGCGGGAAAGTGCAACTCGGCCAGGATGTGCCAGTGGAACGGCGGCAGGAACTGCGCCACCACTGCCGCGCCTTTGAAACCCTGGTCCAGCCCCACGCGCAGCGGCACGCCCGCCTCCGGCGCGATCGTCGCCTCGGCCACGTGGATGCGCCGGTTGAACTCGCGCCGGAACACCGGATCCCCGGCGCGCAGGTAAACCACCTTGTTGTACACCAGCCGGTCGATCATATCCCCGCGCCCGGCCAGCTTGTTGGCGGCGATCTGGCGGGGGTAATAGGCGGGGGGCAGGTTCTGCAGGTTCTCGGTTCCCGGCTGGCCATAGCCGGGCTGGTTGTGGAACTCGATGCGGATGGGCCGCGTCCCGTTGGGCAGGCCCGCCGACAGCTCCTCGCCCATGCGCTTGCGTTCGTCCTCGTCGTGGAAGACCCGGAAGGTCCAGTTGTCCTCATCGGGCGCGTTGAAATCGCAGACGATCTGGGCATACCCGCGCAGCTCCGGCGGATAGCCCTCGAAATGCGCAGCCCCCGGCCAGCGGTCGATCCGGCCGATCCCGGCCGTCAGCACCTCGATGGGCACCGTGTCGGTTTCGTTCAGCCAGATGTCGGTGGTCTGGACCCCACGCATGGAACTGATCACATCATCGCCAAAGGCCATGAATTCGACGCGGAACTCGATGGGCCCGTGACCGTCATCAAAGTTGATCACATGCGTCACCGGCGCGCCGCGCCCGCCCGCCCATTCGCCCAGGTGCCTGGGGTAAACCTCCAGATAGGACGGGATCGTGGTCGACCACAGCTGGCGGTATGTCTCGCGCACCACCAGCAGCTTGTAGCGCCGCGTCCCGTCAATCGTGGACCGGGGCATCATCATCGCGCGCCGCAGACGGGATTTCAGGGTGGTCGTGGTCTTGCCGCTGCCGACCGGCCCCTGAATGCCGACGATGTCCGCATCCGACCAGTACAGGGCTTCCGCGACCGGGCCGGGAAACTGGGCTTCCGGCTCCAATGGCAGGTTGCCTTCGGCAAAGTTGCCCTCTAGGCTGGTGATCGCTTCGGCAGCGTCCATACCCTCCAGGTCCGCCGCCCTGTCCCCACCCACCACAGCGCCCCGCCCGGTTTCGGCGGGCAAGCGGGGGAAGCCCCCCCAACCCCATCCCCGTGGCCAAAGCTTCGCGCTCATTTTCCGCCCCCTGCAGGCCCGGAATTGCGGGATGGCCTCACACACAGGGGCAGAGAGACTGGCGCGCGGACGCCCCCCCGGGGGTCGCGGCGGGGCGCGAAAGCGCCGGGCGCGAAAGGGGGGGTGGGGGTCGCGCCGCGCCCGGTGCCGGGGCCAGCCGGTTGATTTTCGATCAGTTGACCGATGCCAATTTTCCCCTGCGATTTCATGTGCTTGGCCCTTCCGTCCGAAGTGCGCCGTCCGAATGCGGCGCAGCCGATCCGCTAAGCCCTTGATTTTGCTCAACCCGCTGCGGCATCGGCGGCGGGGCCACGCGGCGGGGCTGCGGCGTCACATCCCGCGCCTGATCCGGCCCTGCCTGCACCGCCGCACCGCCCGCCACGAACACCTGGACAGGGGCCTGCGGCACCGCGTCCGGCGTCACCTTGGCCAGACCGTAAGGCAGCAGCGCCTCGGCGGCGCGCAACTGGGCCGTGAACACGAACTGGAACGCCGCCAGCCGCTGCGCCATGCTGGGGGCCACCGGCGCGGCCTTGTAGCCCGTGGCACCCGCCTGCGCCCAGGCCAGCACCTGCTCGGTGCGCGCCAGCGCCGTCAGGAACGCATCCTCGCGGCTGGCCATCCCGGCCATCTCGACCAGCACCTCTTCCGGCAGCCGCAGCCCGCGCGAGGCCAGCCAGTCCCGCATCTGGCTGGTGGCCTTGCCCTTGCCACGCGCCGCCCGCGCCGTCTCGCCCGGCGCAGGCTCGTCCGGCAGGAACGTCAGCTGCGCCCCGGCGTCCCGCGCCACCTCAATCGACTGGGCAGCATCACGGGCCAGCGCCTCGAACTGGGTGTTCGGCTTGCTCATGCCAAAAACCCCCCAATTCCAGCAATTTCAACGGCTTGCGGGGCGGTTACGACATTACGACACCCATTTTCGGCCATGTCGTAACGTTTGTCGCAGCGGTTCGTCTTTCTTTTCAATGACTTGTCTGTTTCTACGACAGTACGACACAAAAACACACACTCTCGCACATGCGCGCGCGCATGTGTGCATGCATATGTGAGGGGCGCGATTTCGCGTCGTAGCGTCGTAGATGTTGGATAAGTGCTTGATCCGGCAGGCTTTTCGTTACGACAAACCCTACGACACGGCGATTTCTGACTGTCGTAGCGTCGTAGCCCGGACCCAAGGCCGAAATCGGCCCCGCTCACGCGACTATAGGCTTTAACCATGGGTCGGGGAAGCACAAAGAAACGCGGCAGATCAAGGCCTTGAACATCGCGGGCCATCACACGAAGTCCTCCATCTGCCCGCCCGCTGGCGGCGCGCCGGGTGCGGCGGCTGCACCCTTGTCCATCGGAAAGCTCAGGAAGCCGGGAATGCGCGCCAGGGGGATGTAATGGCCCCGCATCGCCACCCGGTTCAGCGTCAGGTTCACCGGCTCGGCCCCAGGCACGCGGCGTGCGGCCTGTGCCCAGCCGCCGTCCTGCCACGGGCTGCGCTCGAACAGGGTGCAGAGATAGGCCAGCGGCTTGTTCCCGATGAACAGTTCCGCGTCCTGTTCCCGCCCGCGCACCCGCAAGCCATAGGGGGCCAGAAAGTCGTTGGCGTTCATGTCGGTGGCCCCTTCAATGGCCTCCGGCGCGCCGGGCAGGCGGGCGGCCATCGCCACCCATTGCGCCACGGTAAAGCGCTGGCCACGGCGGTACACGTCCAGCGGCTGGCTCAGCAGATGCACCAGCATGTCTTCGGCATTGCTGCCCACCTCCACGCTTTCGTCCGTGACGGCGCGCCCCAGTTTGGCGGCCCAGCCATCCAGATGGGACGGGGAAGGCAGATCGGCGCGCAGCGCCATGTCGGCCATGGCCAGCACCGTGGCGTAGTTGTCCGCGCCCCGGCCAACCTGGCCGTGGGCGGCCAGTGCCCCGCGCCACAACTCCAGCCGCTCGGCCCATGTTGGCCAGCCATCGATCAGCCGCCGCCGCAGCTGCGCCCCGATCCGGCGCAGCGCGCGCGGGTCCAGCGTCACCTTGGGGGACCCTTCCGGGAACCGCTCCAGGTCCAGCAGGATCAACCGGCTGCGGTCCTGCGCCGGCATCGGCGGCACCAGGATCGAACTGAACAGGAACGCGCTGCTGGCGTTCGACTGGTGGCCCTTCTGATCGGTCGATCCGCGAAACACCTGCCCGCCGCTGGCCGCGCGACGGGCAAGCTCCACCACCGCCTTGACCTTCAGCGGGCGGTCCGGGTCAGGCTCCAGCTCGTCAATCGCCACGGGCAGGGAAGAATAGCCCACCACGCTGCGGATCCCCGCCTCGGTCGCGTCAGCCGCCTGCAGCAACCCGTTCTCGCCGCCATGCAGCAGCAGCATCAGCCGCTGGAAGGTGCTTTTGCCCGTGGCCGCATCGCCGGTCAGCCAGGACACGGGCCGCCAGTCCAGCGCCCCGCCCATCATGCCCGCGCAGACAATCCCAAGCGCCAGCATCGCGTCCACATCGGGCCTCCGCCAGCGCCAGGTCTCGATCAGGGCCAGCGCCTCTGCCGCCGGATCACCGGCGGCCTTGTCCGCAGGGCGGGGTACGGGGTCGGATGCCGGATAGACCTTGCCGTCATACACACCCGGATCGCGCCACTCGCCCTCAATCCACGCGGCATCGCCCGCATGGAACACCAGCTGGCCCGCGTCATCAGTCCAGGCACCTGCCCCGCGCACGCGCCCCGTAGGCGACCAGACGCCACGCTCGGCGCAGGCCCCGATCATCACGGCAGACAGCGCCAGCTGGTCGAACTTGCCGCGCTTCGGCGCGCCATCCTTGTCGAACTGGGGAAAGTGCGCGGCCAGCTGGTTCAGCGCCTTGGTGCCCCCGAACAGGTGCAGCATCTTCTGCAGCTGATGGTTGTCCACCCCGCGCAGCTGCCCCGTGATGTCCAGATACCAGGACACATCGCCATAGGTGCCCAGCGGCTTCACCGGGCAGCCCGCCCATATCTGCCCCCTTGGCCGATCCGGCTTTGATCCGCGCGGTGGCGGGGCATCCGGGGGCACATCCGGCGGGTCCAGCCCGTCGCCGGGGCGCGGCGCTGGCCCTGCCGCAATGGGCAGATCGTCCAGACTGCCCGCAATGGGCCGCAGGGGCGTGACCTTTGCCTGCCGCCCCGCCTTCTGCGCGATTTGGGGCGCGGGCGGGGCAGGGTCGGGCAGACAGTCATCATTGGTCGGGTCGGTTGTCATGCTGCTTCCCCGATCAGCCAGTGCTCGTCACGGTCGGTCCAGTTCAGCAGCTGCACCTTGGCATGGCTGACCGCGCGCTGCCGGATGCCCAGGGCCTCGAACACGCCCTGTTCGCTGTAGATGGCAAACTGGCACCGGTGGCGCAGCACCTGCCGGATGTTCAGAACGCCGTCTCTTTGCTGCCTGCGCAAAGACGGGCAGTAGTGCATGCAGATCGCGGCACATTCCTTGTGCAACAGCGGTTCCACCTGCAGCACGTCCAATGGCTTTGCTGCGTTCATCCTTGATCGCGCCTGCGACAGGCTGACCTTTGTGCGGTTTTTCAGGGAGCGTCCGCACAGGTCGCACAGATCGCAGGCTATAGCCTCGCGTTGGCGGTCCATATGGGGTG